GATGCTTCGTCTATCACAACTACACAAAGTAATGTTGATTTAAGCGATGAGGCGTTAGTTAATCCAGCAGGATTTATTACTTTGAATATAGGTGGTACTAATTATAAGATACCGTTCTACAGTTAAAGTTTGTAATTTTTATAAATAATATAGAAATAAATTAGGAGAATTCCATGCCATATGATGTAAAAGATGCAGTTAAGTTTGCACACAGTGACAGTGCTTCAAATTTCCAAGATTCTATTAATGATCTTTTAATGGATAAACTAAGAAATAGAATTGAAGTAGAAAAAGTTGCTGTCGCTCAAAAATTCTTTAATCAAGATGAATTTACAGATGAGGCTCCTGAAGAAGAAATAGAACAAGAGGAAATTACAGATGAAGACGTTTAAAGAACTTAAAAGCCTTCTTGAAGCTCCAGGAGCTCCAGCTGCCGATAATACTTTGGAAAAGGATGATGAGCAAGAAGTAAAAGGTTACAAGCCTCGCTCTAAGGGTGAAGAAGAATTTGCTAACCAACACATGGTTACAAAAGTGCCTCATCCCGTAGCTACAGATGCTCAGTTTACAGGAGATATTCCAAAAGGTGATCCAGACGGTCATGTTGGTGGAAGAAAACATGCTAGTGGAGAATCTATTACAAAGCAAGGATCATCTGATGTAAAACCAGGTGGTACTGCTAAACAAGATCCACGCACACAAGGCAGACCAGGAGAAAAGTCACCGGTAATGCAGGGCTCATCAAAGGTAAGATAACATGGCAACAGTAAAAATCTTAGGTAATGTAGCTAGTCTTGGTGTTGCTAATAACATGGGCAATGCTACATTCGTTTATGTAGTAAACACTAATGCTGCTGAACAAACATTAACCATTGCAAATACTGTTGGTCCTGAAAATGGTGGTGGACAAGCAGGAACACTTGTATTGGAAGCAGGTCAATCAATTGTTGTTGTAAAAGAACCAACAGACACTATTAATGCTAGTGAAGCAACAGTAAAAGCAACAGCAGTAGCAAGGTACTAAAATGAAACTTATTACAGAGATTAATGAAGATTTAGAATATATTGCTGAAGCTGCAGGCGACAAAAAGAATTATAAAATTCGTGGCGTCTTCATGCAAGGTAATCTAAAGAACCGCAATGGACGTATGTATCCTATGGAAACACTTCAAAAAGAAGTAAAGAGATACAACGAACAATACGTCGATAAAAAACGTGCATTCGGTGAGCTTGGACATCCAATGGGTCCAACAATTAATCTCGATCGTGTTTCACATATGATTACATCTCTTTCCCCAGACGGAGATAATATTATTGGTGAGGCAAAAATCCTTGATACACCAATGGGTCAAATTGTTAAGAACTTAATTGACGAAGGTGCTACGATTGGTGTTTCGTCTCGTGGTATGGGATCGTTAAAAGAAAAGAATGGTGTAGCAGAAGTGCAAAACGACTTTTATCTTGCCACAGCTGCAGATATCGTTGCAGATCCATCTGCACCTAATGCTTTTGTTGAAGGCATTATGGAAGGCAAAGAATGGGTTTGGGACAATGGTATGCTACGTGAAAAAACCATATCTGATTACAAAAAAGTAATCGAAGAGACACCTCAAGAAGATCTAACTGAGCAGAAGGTCAGAATCTTCCAGGACTTCATCTCAAAACTTTAATATTATAAATAAAAGAGAAAATCCATAAAGGAGTAAATCAATGTCAGATAAAGAATTGGAAATGGGTGAAGAACAGCTAGATGAGTTTAAAGCCTCTATGGGCGATCCATCGGAAGTTCCTGAACCAGTTGCAAAAACAGCTAAGGCTCCTGGAAAGTCTAAAAAAGTAGAAGACGATCCACAAGACTCACCAACAGCTGTAAAACCAGGTAAGCCTCAAGAGGCATCAGCTGGTAAAGGTAAAACAGCAAAGCTACCAATGGGTGAATCAAAGATTGCTATGATTCAAGCAATGGTAGAAAAAATGAACGGAATGCGCAAAGATGAGCTGGCTGCTTCTTTTGCTGCTATGGAAGAAGCGCTTGAAGCGGAAGCTTCTGAAGGCGAGCAAATTGACGAAGAAGAAACAGTAGATGTTGTAAAAGCTGGTCTTGCTATCACAGCAGATCAAATCAACATTGAAGAGCACATCAAAGCACTCTTCGGTTCTGATGAATCTCTTACAGAAGATTTCAAAGAGAAAGCTACAACAATCTTTGAAGCAGCAGTTGTTGCAAAAGTCAACGAAGAACTTGCAAAAGTAGTTGTTGACATTGAAACACAGCTTGAAGAAGAGAAAGTTGCTATTGAAGAAGAAATGTCTGCAAAGCTCGATCAATATCTTGATTATGTTGTAGAGCAGTGGATTGAAGAAAATAAATTGGCTGTCGAACAAGGCATTAAGTCAGAACTTGTAGAAGACTTTATTTCAGGTCTAAAAGACCTATTCGTAGAACACTACATCGACATCCCAGATGACAAGGTTGACGTTGTTGAAGAGATCGCTGCGAAAGCAGAAGAGCTTGAGCACAAACTTGATGAGCAGATCCGTATTAATGCGGAAATGAATAAAGCAATTGAAGAACATGTTAAAGAAGACTTGTTCGACGATATCGCTGAATCTCTGACAGACACACAGAAGGAAAAGTTCCGTACTCTGGCAGAGGGTGTTGATTTTGTAAATGAGGACAAATATGTTGAAAAACTAAACGTCCTAAAAGAAAGCTACTTCAACGAGTCATCTGAGACTAAAATGGTAGATAGCGGTTTTGATGATGCTGAACCTCTGGAAGAAGAAACTCAAGTTCGTTCTATCGATCCAGCAATGTCAGCTTACATGAGTGCCATTTCTAGAACCGTGAAAAAGTAAAAATTTATAAATAATAATAATTGAAAACCTACAAGGAGAATTAAAAATGCAATATGTATCTGAAGAACTAATGCAGAAGTGGCAGCCAGTTCTAGAGCATGCTGATCTTCCAGAGATCAAAGATTCGCATCGTCGCTCAGTAACTGCTACCCTTTTGGAAAACCAAGCGCGTTCATCTCGTGAATCAGCGCAAGGTTCAGGCGGCTATTCAATGCCAACGCTATTGGGCGAAGCTGCACCAGCTAACGCAATGGGTGCTTCAAGCTCAACAGCAGGTGACGGCTCAGTCGACATTTTTGACCCAGTATTGATTTCACTGGTTCGTCGTTCTATGCCAAACCTAATCGCGTATGACATTGCAGGCGTTCAGCCAATGACAGGTCCAACAGGCTTGATCTTCGCAATGCGCGCTCGTTTCAGCTCACAAGCTGGTACAGAAGCGTTGTATAACGAAGCAGACACAGACTTCTCAAAGTCAGCTGCTGGTAACACATTATCAGGATTCGCAATTGATGAATCAACAGGTGACGGCGTAACAACTGGTCAAACAGGTTCTGATCCAACAGCTCGTGCATCTGCTAACGGTTACACAGTTGCAACTGGTATGTCAACAGCAACAGCTGAAGCTCTAGGTGATGCAACAAACAATGCATTCCAAGAGATGGCATTCTCAATTGAGAAAGTATCTGTAACAGCAGTATCACGTGCATTGAAAGCAGAATACACAATGGAATTGGCACAAGACTTGAAAGCAGTTCATGGTCTTGACGCTGAAACCGAGTTGGCAAACATCTTGTCAGCAGAGATTCTAGCTGAAATCAACCGTGAAGTTGTTCGTACAATCAACTACACAGCTACAGCAGGTGCTCAAGATAACACAGCAACAGCTGGTACATTCAACCTAGACGTTGACTCAAACGGCCGTTGGTCAGTTGAGCGCTTCAAAGGTATGATCTTCCAAATCGAGCGTGAAGCGAACCAAATCGCAAAAGACACTCGTAGAGGGAAAGGTAACATCCTAATGTGTTCTTCAGACGTTGCGTCTGCACTAACGATGGCGGGTGTTCTAGATTATACTCCAGCTCTATCAGCTAACTTGAATGTAGATGACACAGGCAACACATTTGCTGGTGTATTGAATGGTCGTATCCGTGTATACATCGATCCATACTTCTCATCTGCTTCAGGCAACCAATACTTTACAGTTGGCTACAAAGGTTCTAGCGCATTTGATGCTGGCTTGTTCTACTGCCCATACGTACCACTACAGATGGTTCGTGCGGTTGGTGAAAACACCTTCCAGCCAAAAATTGGTTTCAAAACTCGTTACGGCATGGTTGCTAACCCATTCGCTAAGGGTGCTACAGCTGGTAACGGTTCTATCGCATTCGCTGATAAGAACGTATACTACAGATTGGTTACAGTATCTAACCTTATGTAATATAATAAGAGTAGGGCTAACCTACCGCAAAGGGCGCTTTGGCGCCCTTTTTCTTTGATAAATAGTTAAAAGCTAAAGGTGATAACATGAATGCATTAACAAGTCAGCCTACAAATAAAAACTTGTTGTCTCCAACAGGTTTTAGGTTTATACTTAATAAAACACCTAACACTAACTATTTTGTTTACAGCGCTCCTCTTCCAACACTTACATTAGGTGAATATGATGAAGAGACGCCTTTGGTAAGATTGCCTTATCCTGGTGATAAGTTAAGATACGAACCACTATCTTTAAGATTTAGAGTAGATGAAGATTTATCAAACTATCTTGAAATCCATCAGTGGCTTGAAAGTCTTGGTTATCCAGAAGACATCAGAAACCAATCTGCATATAGAACTGCAGTAAATACATCATATGCAAACTCAAATGTTTATTCTGATGGAACATTGCTAGTAATGTCTAGTCATCAGAATCCTAATATTCAAATTACATTCCAAGACATGTTTCCAATATCTCTTTCAGAGTTGAC